GAATTTAGAAGAAATTTTAAATTTCCTTTTTGCAATGCCACCCAAGTCCGTAAACCCTATTAAGGAGCGGATCTGTCCGTATTGCGGCAGCAAGTTTATGGGCAAGAGAGCGATGATGACTCATTTGCTTTCTGCTCATCCAGGTTCTTCCCAAACCAAGAACCGCGCTCAAGCTGCTCCCAAGCCTCAGAGAGTTAAGGCTAAAGGGCCTTCTGGCAGTAACGTTGCCAGAGTCGCATCTGGCCGCGACATAATAGCTACCGTCTCAGTCGCTTCGACTAAGTCGGTTGGTTATAATGTCGTGGAATTGTTTGTTAATCCCAGACTTTTACCATCGACGCGGCTCTGCCAGGAGTCTAAGATGTGGTCTCGTTGGCTTCCTGTGACTCTTATGGTGGAGATAAGAACTTCTTCGCCTAAGATTATTGGAGGCATGTATATCGCCGCTTGGACCCCTGACTCTAAAGAGAATCTACCTTCTGGCGCTGACGCTGTGAGGCGGTTGGCTACATGGCCTAGAAGCCTCGAGCGACATGTGAGCACCGATTCTCAATTCCAGATACCTGTTGACGCCAGTCGAAAGTGGTACACTTTCGATTCTGGCGATCAGACTGACACCACACATGGCATATTTGTCTTGCTGCTGTCGGCTCCGATCAGTGGTCTTACTGGAGATATTCAGTTCTCTGTTCATCTTCACTGGACCATTAAGTTTGACGGTCCTGAACTTGAGATGTCCGGTCCTCAACCGGGTGATTTTATTTACGCTGATTCAGGATATACTCCCTACTTTTCAGATTCATCTAATGATTGGTGGGGGGGCAAATATCTTTCATTGAAGCATACGAATGGTGGTTCAATGGTTCCTTTCCCCACTGCTAAACATGACGTTGTTTACAAGTGTACTGAGCCAATAGGCTATTACAAAAGTAATGGCACATTGCATAACGCCTCCTATGGTGTTCTAGCGAAGAATTATACTAGCTACAATATCATGGCCTTATTTGTATCTAAGGAGGACGCTTTTAAATACGTCAAGGATGGCGGAGAAACGGGACTATTGCAATTCTATTCGGATGGACCTTGGGTTAGTCCACCTAACCCAGCTTGGGAGACTGTTCCGGTTCCCCCTACTACTATTGAGGTTCCAGGTTTTACAAACCGAAGGATCGCTTTAGATAGGGTGGATCGGGATATTCTTCTCGAGACTTTGTTTCAGCGGATTTCATCCCTTGAGGAAAGGATAAGGAGTTTACAAGTCACTCCAGCTTCCTCAACGTCTTCTAGTATGATCGTCTTACACGAGCCCCCTGTTGAAGAGGAATCTTTAAACAGGCCCCCGGGACCAGATTCCTAACGTCTGATCCCGCAGCGCGAGTGGGTCTTGATAGAGTCGGCGTCACTGTCAAGCAGATCCTTAAAGCCATTCTTGCCTTGGATTTTTCTAAAGTTCTTGTTGAGGGCTTTCATGAGGTTAAGGGGTTTCTTGACGTTGATGGAATACCTGCTGGTGTTGCTGGTACGCTTTATATTAATAAACGTCCAGTAAGACGCAGATCCGTCTGATGCCTGGGAGCGGGACTCACAAGTTAGGGGCGCCACATGCCGAGTTGTGGGCAAAAGGCGGTTTAGCATGC